TTCATTTACTCCAGCCAATACTGATTCATCAGCAGATATACAAACTGTACCAGGAATAGGAGAATGTAAGCCAAATGGACCAGGAGGTTTGGGAGGATTTGGTCTTTTAACAGCACAGAATAGCAGGGTACCATTTACACGACTTTATAACATATTTAATCTAGACAATACCAATGCTTTAAAGATTCAATTTAGAAAAATTCCTAGACAAATAAGAGGAGTAGATTTATCTAATACTGTTTATAGATATGGAAAGGCCGGGCCATATAGACAAACTAACTACGGAAACCCTCCGTCTCCAACTGAGCTTGATATAGTAAGCGGAGAAGGAAGCTTGAATAATGATTTTTATATCTGGAAATGCGTAGAGAAAGACATAGTTACTAAACAAGCTAGAGCATCAACAAGCTTGCCTGAATTCTTACAGCTACAAAACGAAATGGCATTTCGTGCTTTTTATGGAAGTCTTGATGGTATTGAAAATAAATCCAGAATTATGGAAAGTCTTTATGCTTGGGAATTAATACCTTATGAATATTTTACTAATGATTCTTTTTATTATAGTTCACCAACACCAACTCCATTACCAACAGCAACGCCTACTCCAACGCCCACAGCAATTCCAACACTTACCCCAAATGAATAAGTTATATGTTCTGTAATTTTTTATCTATAGATAATGGTATTTTTAGATGTACTAATTGTGATACCGTGATCACTGTTAGTGATGATTTTGAAGAAGCTCCCATCTTCCCATGTAAGGCTTCCATAGTAAGACAGAATGATAAGGACTTTATCTCATCGGTAAAAACACTTGCAGAATCGTCTGGTAGACAGCAGTGTAATGATCTAGAAATTTTAAACAGACATAATATCTGTAAGATGTGCCCAGAGTTTAAAGACGATTCTTGTTCCCAGTGTGGTTGTATCATCACCAGGAACAAAGAATTCGCCAATAAATTATTGTGGAAAGACGAAAAATGCCCAATGGATAAATGGAGTTAATTATTTATCTTTTGGTTCTTTTCATCTTTCCTCTTCGGGAATAATGTTCCGCCCTTCTTATGTTGTCCAAATGATAGAACAGATCCACAATCATTACATCTTAATTCGTAATAATCGTTACCTTCTACATTTCTACAAACATACTTGATACTAGTTTTACCACACGAGCCACACTTATCTTCGCTAAAAATTTCTTGAATTATAGCGAGCTCCTTAAATACTTCCTTTTGACCGGCTCCTTCCAGTTCAAACTGCAATCTATCATTAGCCTTATAAAGAATTTTCATAATTATTTCCATTCATTAGTATAGCCTAATAAATCTTCAGATATTCCAGTCATATCTTGTTGATATTTAGATAGTTGTCTAATTATCCCAATAGCATCTTCGTGATTTAGGCCATAAACATTATTTTGATCCAAAGCGTTCTTTTCCAAAAGTTTACCTACATTAATATTAAGTCTTTTACTCATAACGTCAATGAAATTAATTTGATTATTGCTAATCTTAGATACTGTATTTTGATCTGGATGATCATCAATTTCGGCCGCTATTTCTTCAGCAGCAACCACTTTCCTCAATCTTAATGCCCTGCGTAAAGCTCTTCCTTCTGCTCTAGTCTCAGCAACAGCCACAGGATGATTCCTATATATTTTATCACAATTTCCCCAATAAACGTCTGCTGCTCCGCTCACGGTTCTGGTCTGGTTTAGATTTGGTCTATCGGAGTTAGAAGTATTTAAAATATAGGTTATAGCATGAACCACGGTGGCTCTTTTCTCATTCTCTGGCGAGGGAGACTGTACAACATCGCTCACTGAACTAATAACTTCACATTCTAGTGCTTTTTCAAAGATTCTTCTAAGACCATCTGTTGTTGGATTGCCATTAATTTTTTCATCTTCTGATAAATAGGACAAAACATAGTCTGTCCATTCTACATCAGATTGACAATATTTTTTAACTTCTACTATTTCTGGTTGATTAGTTGTTTCTAATTCTGCTTCTTTTTTTGATTTAACCATAACTTAATTTAGTCCTCTATAAGAAATAATCTGTCTTGTGGTCCTGGAAATTTATTATTGATGGTTTCCAAATGATCTATTAAATCTAACAATAGTTTTTGTGATCTGGTTTTTGAAAAGTCTTTTGTCTGCTTTATTCTGATCAAAACCAGTCCTTTACCCAATATCAGTCCTTGTTTTTTGTTGTCATAAGTAATGTTCTTTTTAAGAGCGTCATCACCCCAAACTGGTGAAAAGTGAGACGGCCCATCAACCTCTATAGCCGTATTCATGGTAGGAAGAAATAGGTCTATCTGCAACTTTGTAGTTACAAGACTTTGCTCTTTATGGAAATCTACTTTATACCCTCGTTTTAGCAGGCCGTCTAGTAAGAACTTTTCTAGTTTTGATCCTGTTTTACTAGCCATCCTAACGGCATCTGTTGCCATTTTTTGCATATTCTTTTTATCATCATCAGATAATTGTTCCCATCTTTCTTTGCATTTTTGTCTTCTTGCTTCCATACTAGCATCGTCCATATTATCCCATACATCTACTATGGCTTTGCCAATTTTTTCTTTTGTTTCGGTCGGTCTTTGAGTTCCTTTTGTAGGATGTTTATGAGCACCTGTTTTGAGTGCATTTTTTTGTGCTTCTGATTTATCTCTAATTGGAATATTAAATGACTTAGCATCTCTGCGTACCTTATTAGCGTACGTTCCATATAATTCAGCTATATCTGCAAAACTTTTACCTTGATTACTATAAAGCTCAGTAATAAGAGTATTTCGTTCAGTTTTAGATAATTCGCTATATGACTTGTGAGAGTGTTTCATAATCAAATTTCTCCGATATTCCTATTGTCTTTTTCCAGCAGATATTATATATGTCATCTACAGACTGATGGTTACTAATAATATTAACGTGATCCAATTTAAATATTTTCTTCCAACTATCGTAGTCTGTCTCTCCTGCTCCAGTCCAAGGAAAGTTTTGTGCATAGAAATATAGTTTGGATATGTTAGGAAACTTGGAAGCTAAGACAAGTGATATAAAATCAAAAACAAATAGATCTCCATAAAAAAACTTAGCATGACTAAGATGTAAGATTGGTACGTTATATGTTTCTATCTTATCATAGAAACTATTAAAAAGTATATACTGATTATAGGGATTTTTATCAATAAATTTCTTAATTGTTTTCAACACCTCATCATGCTGTTGAATATTTGATAGTTTTGGTAAAAAGAATCCTATGTCTTTAGTCATTTACTAATCCTTTTATGAAAGAAGCATAAGTTTGATAGGATGATAGATCGGCATTAACATCCATTGGTTGTAAATTTGAGCTATTAAGGATAACGCAGCCACAAGAAATAGCTTCTGGAATATATTCATCGTTATCATCAATTGGTAAATAGTATTTAGACGATTGTAAAATACTTGCTTTCTCTGGTTCTGATACCGTGCCTAGATTCTGAACATGTTTGATATATGGACTATTGAATAGTTTGATAGGATGTTTTGTTTTTGGATATAATAGAGTATTGATTTTACTAGGAAGGGTATTTCTATACTCTAAAAAACATATAATGTCTTCATTTTTAATAGTTTTTGTTGACGACTTAAAAAGTTGATCATTAATGAGATCAGGAATAATCATAGTATCAGCTAGGTTATACTCTTTATTAACTATATGCTTCGCTGCTGTTTTATAGTGTTTAATAAGATCTAGATTTGGCTGTCTATCATGGTATACGAAAAATTTTACAGACTGAAAGAATTCTGAAATAAACTGCTTAATTTCGTTAGTAATCAATGATTCTATAAATAGAATATGGGTGTATGGTTTTTCATAATGGGATCTATATAATATCTTATCCGGATTAAATTCTTGTAAATCTATAGAATCTAATTTTAGATAACGTAAATTATTGTTTAGTTTATTATTTGCTTTTTGGATTTTAAAATTCATATAAACTGTCTAGCTTTCATTAGGTCTTTGGCATGATTAATTTTAAAGATATTTTTTTTATCTATAATAATATTTTCAAAACGAATATTTTGCGATATTAAGGTATTAATAATTTCAAACATATAAAATTGGTCTGTATACTTAGTCTCAATAATATTTCTAAGAGCTAGTATTGCTTCCTTGTTGAGATAAACACATTCGGACCAGATATTTGGAAGATCATAAAATAGGTATTCTGTAAAACTTCCTGTGGAACATCCTATATTAAAATTTGCTCGTGGCTTATTCAACAAATAAATTTTACTATTTCCAGATAATGTGGCTAAGGATATGCTTTTATTCTTAAATAAAATTCCACTATTAATGATCAAAAGATTCTCACACTCATGATTTTGTAGATATAGAGTTATAGCTTTTGTTTGATTTGTTGCAGAATACAGCTCATTATAGATAAATTTAATATTGCTATATTTATCTCCGATATACTTAGAGATTTTATCGTGATCGAACCCAGTAGCTATATTTAGTCTGATATCTTTATGGATACTTAGTATCTCATTGATTTGATATTCAAGTATTGGGATGTTTTTAATCTTAAGCAAACTTTTGGAGCCAATAGATTTCATTCCCTTAGTTATTTCTGGTACTAATATTAGACTATCGATCATCTATTATTCGTTCTTTGTGCCATGATTATAAAATGATCCTCATGTTGATCTATCTTAAGAATCATAAAGCTGTTTTTGTTTAAAATATTAACGACCTTATCAGGAGAAAGCATGTTTCTTTTATTCTCTAAGCTGTTAAATACTTTAGATCCAGATATCTGTTGATTGATATATTCTATGAACAGTTTTTTAAAGTTAACAAACTTAATAATAATATTTCCTTCTTCTCTAATCTTTTCTAAAAGAGATAAAAGATAAGGCTCAAATTCTGAGTCCTTAATATATTCTAATGTACCACAAATAACCGAATCAATAGAATAATTAACTAAGCTATCAATATTCTCCGAATTAACTTGATCAGTATTTGGTATACTATCTTTAACAAACTGATTGACAATATTAATATTTCTTTTCATGGTATAACCGGAGCTTTCTTTATGTCTCTGAGACACTTTATGAATTTAGAGGAAAACTTATCAAAAGAGTATGTGTCCAGCAATATTTTCTTATCTGATTCTACTGATTTGGGAATGATATTCTTTATATTCTCTATAATAGATCTATAATCAGAAGTATTGAAGGAACCATTAACTCCTGGAATAGAGGGTAGGCCAGTTATTATATGACATCCTGCATATGATGCAACTATGCAGTTAATTAGTACGTCATGATCCATAAAAACATGAAAACCAGATAGTTTATTCAAAAGTTCTGAATAATTTAATGATGATATATCAGTAATCATCTCGCAGTCTTTTAGTACATTTTTCAGATATTGGTATAGCGTGGTTACATTATTATTGTTACTAAGATTCATTATAACAAGAGATTTTTTGTTATTGATATTGGATGTGATATTTACTTCAGGGATACCATATCCTACATTATATGAAAATTTATCTTTAATAGACCAACTATCCATAATAGAATTATCAAAGAAAATTTTATAACTCTGCGAGCAAGACTGCTTTAAGATATAGAGATCTTCTTTTTTAAATTTATTGGGCACAAAATTATGAAAACAGATAGTGTCCGGGATTCCGTATTTTAATAGTATATTACTTCTCACACTATTATGCTCTAGTATACTAGATGTCATATAGGTATCACAATTATAATTAATTTCATAATTATTATGATAGCTATATATTCCTATATCCAGAAAAGGAAGTATAAGATCAAAGAAAGTATTACTTGGTTTATATAGTATGTTTAGATTTTTTGAATCTAAAACCCTATAAAGAGCATTATAAACTTTAAACCTGTTATTCATAATATGGAATCTAGTTGGTTATTGGTGAAAATTCTTTTGTCTTGTTCTGTTTGTTGAGATATTGTATATCTTAAATAAGACTTATCAAAGACTATATGACCATTTAAAGAAAAAGAGCCATCTCTTAAGTATGTAAATTTAGTATTAGAACTTGTTTGAGATATGATTTGATTATTAAATAATGATGCAATATAGTTGTTTAAAGAATTTCTAGGGTAGTCCTGCAAATCTAAAAATATATCGCAACTTTTATGAGCGATACAAAGATCGGTATATGAACATGCTATTGGTGCTACTACAACTTTGGTTAGATTATCTTTATCTATATTACAAAGTTTCTCCATATCTGAGATATGTTTTTGTATCTGATTTACCTGAGCTCTATTTGTATTTAGAAGATATATTACTAAACAAGTATTTTCCTGATTTAGTGATGAAGGAATAAATTCGGAAACTAAGTCAAAGACGTATTCATTGTTATGATTATAGTCAACTATTGTATAAAATTTCTTCATCTGATTATGAGATGGAAAAGACAATACTTGATCTGTTTTTTTTGTTGAGTCTTGATAGTTTAAATTGAAATTAGTTGATGGTTTTTTAAGGACTGTATCAAGATTCTCTTTGGAAAATATATCATCTACTAAAATTTCATCAAATAGATTAAGATAATCAATATCATTTTCAGACAAAAGCTCACTAGTCAATACTGGAATAACAATATTTCTTTTAATCTGTTGTGTATAGCATAAACTATCGATAGGCAGGTTCTGAATCAATATATCATATTGTTCAATTGATTTAGTTTCAGATAAGAGAATACTATTGTCATAAGAAGATGAGTACTGAGATAAAATATGCCTACTTGTTACTTGGCCTACCTTACTCAGATCTCTGAGTATTGCATTGGAATGTAGACCATGAATAGATATGTCTCTATATTGACCAATATATAGAATATTCATGAGGAGGCTTTCATTTTAGCATATGCGATAAAGTCATCTTGAAAACTGGTATTATTTTTTAGTACATCATTAGTTTGAGACTGATTATCTAGCACTGTGTAGATATACTCGATAATAGTTTTAAAATTAGATTGTTTAATATTCATATGTCCATTGGATGAGAATCCATAATCAAGATCCTTTAACATATTCAATAGTTCTAGTTTTTGCATTTTATCTAAATTTCCAAAATACTTATTACACAATACCAAGCAAGCATCTAGATTTTGTTGAACTTGAACAGAAATATTGGAATCTTCAAATGGGCGTATTTGATCTATTAATTTATTCCAGTCCGATCTATATCCGCTACTATCCAATTGATCTAAGTACTTTTCCCATTTCTTAGCGATATTGTCCCAACAATAATTTTTTTCTGTTAATTCTCTTACTTTTATTCTCTGTTGATTTCTCATTGGAATTGGTAGGTTAATGAAATTCTTTATATATTCTATAAGATCCTCATTATCTGGATATACTCGATATGCTTTTGTTTCAAGCTCTTTGAACTTGCTTTTAATCTTGATGGGATGAGCATCGAGCTTTTTAACTATATCACACATAGCACTATAATCAACTGTGGCAATAGGAATTCCACAAGCGCCAGCCTCGACTTGTGGCATACCAAAACCCTCACAGATAGCATATTGAACATATAGATCAAATATATTATATACTTCACAAAGCTGTTCTGTTGTTAGACCATCTGCTACAGAAGGATAGACGGCTGCTTTATTAATACAGTGTTTGCATATTCTTTGTGGACCACCAAATACACAACAAGATACTGATCTACAGTTTCTGCAAATATGGGTAAATAAAACTCTATTAGAGATTCTATTGTCTTTAAGGATTTCTGGAATATCCCATCCCATATCGGGATAACTAGTATGCAGATAAAGATATAGCTTACTACCTAGTTCGGGATCTGTTTGCTCTAATTCATCTAGTAACTTTCTAAAAGAAGAGCATAATTCTGGGATAAGTTTTCTTTTTTGGTTTCTCATAACAGAACCAATAACAATAGCGTCTTCTGGTATTTCATATTTTTGTCGAATCTTATTTCTATCTAAAATCTTGAATGTATCAAGATCAACGCCTGGAGAGGTAGTGTCTATATAATTAATCTTACCGGAACTTTGTGACTTTAGAACATCTGCTCCCCAGTCTGAATAAGTAAAAATAGCATCAGCTGAAAGAAAAGTCTCTATCCATTCTTCTTGTTGTGGTTCTGAATCTACGGTAGGCATAAGTATCCAGTGGAAATAAGGTCTTAATGGAGACATTGCTTGATATGCAGTCATCCAGTAATCTCTTACGTCAATTACCACGTCGGGCTTGAAGTCTAATAGGACTTTTTCAAACCTCCATCGCCCAAATTGGTTATCTCCTCTAGCAGAATATTCTTTATGGCGAGGGTCTCCCTCTTTAATGGCATTAGCATAATAAATCCAGTCAATACTTGTATCTCTTGGATCATTTACAAAACCATAAGAGGCAAATTCGGCAATTACATATTTTCCCGTCTTATGTAATCTAGATAAAATTTCTTTGGCGTATGTACCAAAACCAGAACTTAAAAAGCTGGCTTCTGAACACATTAGGACTTTAAGCTTATTTGTATTGTTGTTATTCATTGTGAAGATATAAAATAGGGGGCTTTCGCCCCCTTATTCTATGTATTAGAAGTTACGATCAGAAAGCAACCGTTTCTGTTTCCTGGGTCTTATTTGACCTAGTTAACTTGGTAATCTTAGAAAAGTTATTAACCCTAACCTTTAGACTACTATGCTTGACTCCATCCTTTTCCCAGCTATCATTCCTTAGAGATCCTTCGATCATTACAAGATCACCCTTCTTAAAGGACTCACCGATAATTTCTGCTCCAGTATCCCATGCCTCACAGTTAATAAAAGAAGTAATCTTGTCCTTCTCACCACTCGACTTAGTATACTCTCTTGAAGTAGCAACTGTAAAATTAACAACAGATGTTTGCTTGCCACCAGTACTTACTGTTCTAACTTCTGGATCACGAGCAAGGTTTCCTCTAATCAATGTAATATTCATATTCAAAAAGCTCCATAAAAGTAAAAGTGAACCGACATCAATATTATAGCTGAACCAGTGGACATGTCAAGAAACAGGCAGAAAACATTTTTCTATCACAAAGCTATCCTTGGCCTTGCTTCTACTTCCTAGAAATACTAAAATATTGCCATTAAATAAATGGTCTTTATATTTTGTAAATTGTTCAGGAAAGAAGATAACGGAGTCGAGCATCCCAAACTGATCTTCTAGAGTTAAAAATGCCATCTCTTGTCCTGGATTTTTGCCAGTTTTTGTTTTAGTAATACTTACATTAGATATTTCTGCAGCCATAATAATGTTACTAGACAAACTAGAACTCTTAAACTCTTTACAGTTGGTATTAGACATACTAATATCATATGAGTCTAATCTTGAGCATGTAATAGCAACTCCGAGCAGAGAGCTTTCAGAATCAGATAGCCATTCTATCTTATCTAACAGTGAATACGGTGGTCTCTCTATAGATAGAATAGAGTTTTGAATAATGGCTTTCCTATTCTTGTTTATCTTCTCAGATAACATTAGAGACAGTACATCCTTCACGCTCTTGTTTGAATAAGTATTAGACAGATTAGTAAAGTGCTCCAACTCCTTCTTGCTTAAGCTGCTACATATTTCATACTCAAATAACATTTCCGTTCTTGTCTTTTTAAAGTAGTCTAAAGCTCCGCAAGATATGAGCGCTTTACTTGCTGTAGAGTTTATATTTAACAAAACACTACATAGCGTTTGTGACCAAGACAAATTATTAAGATCTATTGTTTTACATATATCGAGTATTTTACTATATACTGATTTTCCAACACCCTTTATATCTGTTAATCCAAAATATATTGCTTTGTTTTTTAAGATAAATAGTTCATTTAGATTTCTGAGATCAGGAATATGTACTAAGATATCCATTTCTGTAGCATTTCGCACAAGCTCCTTTATCTCTTGTTGTGGGTCTATTTTATCTTTAGCATATCTCAGATATGATGCAAAGAAGATCTTTGGGAAATGGGCTTTGGTATATGCAGACAGATAAGCATTCATGGCATAAGAAATACCATGAGATTTATTAAAAGAATATCTTTGTGATTTCTCAATCCAGCTAAAAATAGACTCGGCTTCTTCTCTAGTGACAATCTTTAGCTTATCTGTGCCTTCTAAGAACTTTTGTTTAATCTTAGCCATTTCTTCTGGCTTCTTTTTTCCGATAGCCTTTCTTAGAGCGTCTGCTTCTTGAAGATTAAAACCAGCTAAATCCCTAGCTATAGACATAGCCTGTTCTTGATAAATCATTTCACCATATGTGGATCCTAAACATTTTTCCAATGAAGGATGAAAGTAGTCTACAGACTCTAATCCATTCTTTTTGTCTATATAATGATTGGATACGCTTTTTCCTTCTCTAAAAGCCTCCAAGCACCCTGGTCTAAGGATACTAATTAATCCAGATAATTGTTCTATATTTTCTGGTTTAAGTTTTTTAGACATGGTTTGTCCAAGTCTAGACTCCAATTGAAAGCATCCCTTAGTATTTCCTGTGGAAATCAAGTCCCAAGTTCTTGAACACTCAAGATTTAGACTTTCCAATTTGGGTGAAAATTCTATTTTTGGAAATTGGGAATCTTGTTTATCCAAAACATTAAATCTACAACCACAATCAAATGTATAATATTCAGACATTGGTTTTGTTAAAAGATCCCTTGAATTTTACTTTAGATGCAATATTACGATGAAGTTTCATAAACCTAATCAGTATCTCTGCTGTGTCTCTAACGTCTTTTAGAGCATCGTGCGCTCCATCTTTTGATATGCCCATATAGTCTCTTAAATTATCTAATGTATAGTTCTTTAGTTCATTATTTCCTTCAAACCAATAAAAAATCATATTCATTAAATCTATAACATCTCTTGGATAAAAGAGACTGCTTCTTTTTTCTTTATTGAGATTATTATATTTTGTACTTAATCTCTCTATAATCCTCATATCATATCTATTAATATTGTATCCAGCGGCAATGGGAGCACTGAAACAAGACTTCCTATCAGACCTCATATGATACATTTCCAAGTACGACACAAACATTTTCCATCCTTGATCTTGTTTCTGATATCCTTTCCATTGGTCTAGGATTTCTTGCTTAGAACAGCCCCTAACTTTGGAATGAAAATCAAGAACATCACTATCGCCATAGGCATATTCAGAATCTTTTTCCAAAAGCTCTGGTCTCATGTTAATATTAAACTCAGAATCTTTAACTATTTCTAGTCTAAATGGATCTATAATTAAAGCAGCTATTTGAACTGGGCTGCAAACGTCTGGATTGATACCATCCGTTTCAAAATCGAACACACAGATTTTTTGAGAATTAGCCATTTACCTCTACCAGAGTATTGCCGGGGAAAAAAGTCCTATTAGCGCTGTTTGCAACGACCTCGGCATTAATAGATCTGCAACAACTTACTTTTACTTCATTAATTTTTCTATATTCGACACCATTAACTGTGAACGTAGCATTAACTGGAACATCATTTAATGTCTTTTGCATGATTACTCTCCGTTTTTTAAGATATCTGTTATGGTCATGATCTTATCTAACATTGCAACGCCTAAAATATCAAATTTTATTACACCCAAATCTTCAAGATCTTGCATCTCCATTCCGGCTATTAATTGATCATTTTTAGTGTCATAAATCATGGGACATACATCAGATAAATCTTGAATGCTTATGGCTATTCCTGCCGCGTGTTTAGACTGATTGGATTTTACTCCTTCTAAACGAATGGCTTGTTCAAACCTTTTTGCAAGAGGTCCTGCTAGTTCATTATCATCATTAATATAGCACCAGTCCTTCAGTTTGTCAACATTGTTTTCTAAGGCCCAGCGAATAATTGATGCTTCTCCTGTTTCTTCTTTCATCTCTTGAAGCTCATCTGCTATCTTTGCTTCATCGGGTATGAATTTAGTTATTCTATTCATTTCATCAAATGATATATTACCATAAACTCTTAATACTTCTTTAAGAGCACCTCTACCTTTCATGGTATTATATGTAATCATTTGAGATACTTTATTATATCCATATTTATCTTTGATATACTTAATGATCTCTTCTCTCTTATTGATCGGTACGTCCACATCTATATCTGGCATAGAGATTCTGTCAGCAGTGTTACGTCCAGTATTATAGAACCTTTCGAAAATTAAATCATATTTGATAGGATCAATAGATGTTATTCCAATTAAATAAGACACTAAACATCCAGCAGCACTTCCTCTTCCGGGACCAGGAAGCCAATTATTCTCTCTTAGATATCGCAAAATATCCTGAACAATCAAGAAATAACTAGAAAGACCAGCGCCTTGTAAAACTTCTAGTTCATGCTTAATTCTTTCTGCATATTCAGAGTGTTTATCTTCTGGTATATGATTCTTGATCTTTTCTCTCCATCCAGAACGACATAGTTCTCTTAAGTATTCATCTGGATTAAGGTTATTAGGACATTTGAAATTAGGCAACATGGGTTTGTGTAGAATATCATATTCTTCGCAAAGACTATCTACCCAATTGGTATTTTCTATTTCTTCGTCAGTATGGAGTTCTTGCATTTCTTCTGGAGATAATATGTAGTATTTATCGGATTTAAAAAAACAATCCATCATAATATCTTCATTATTTAGAAGCTTTTTATTAACATCTACAAGAGTTGTCTTTAAATTATTACACAACAATATTCTTTGGTCAACAGCATCTTCTTGAGCACAATAATGTGCGTCTGGGGTGCATATAACTTTAGTATTAGTTTGTTTTCCTAGGTCTCGTATAATATTGGTCAATGCTATTTGCTGTGGTAGATTTTCTTGATCCATTAACTGTGACTCTAAAAAGAAATTATCTTTACCAAAGATATCTTTCATCTTAGCAATAAACTCTATACCAATCTTGGTAGCATTATCCGGATCTTGCATAATCTTATGGGCTAATGTAGATCCTAAGTGTCCACAAAATCCTAGAATATTACCATCTAAATATGGAGCTAGCTTATCAAAACTTAGTCGTGGTTTATGGTAGAAGTTATCTTTGTTATTAGACTCTGAAACCAAACTTATTAGGTTGTGCCATCCCTGCTTATTTTTCGCGAGAACTATGAAGTGGGTTAATTTAGCATTTTCTTTATTCTTAATAGACGAATCGTCATTACTAATATATAACTCACAACCCAGAATAGGTTTGATATTCTTAGCTTTGAGCGATTTATAAAACTGAACTGCTCCAGAAATTGATCCGTGGTCCGTTATTGCACAGGACTTAAATCCTAAAGCTTGACATCTTGCCGCTATCTGAGCGGGTTTACTTAGTCCATCCAAAAGTGAATAATGAGATTCACCTAAGAATGGACATGCAGAGGCGTATATACCTTTGTCATGTCCATCTATTTAGTCTCCTTATGTGGTGCTGCCTGGGGCTTTATATTTACTGAAAGTATGACCAGAATGCTTATATAGATCTACAACAGTGTTGATACCATAAAGTTCTATATCGTGCTTAACCTGTTCACACTTGGTCATCATAGATCCATTAGAACAAGCTTGGTGGTCTCTGTATTCTTCCATTGCTGGTATTGATGAATTTTCAAATGTAGTTTTGCCGAAATGACATAGCTTATTACACATCCAGCTCTATTTAGTTTTGGTTTCTTTGTATTCTTAATAACTTCAAACTTATCTCTTAACATATCTTCTGTTTTACTAAGATCAGAATCATCAAAACAAATAGAGAAAGGTCCGCCATCATTAATAAAATATATCGAGAATATTATATGCTGAATCTTAGGAAATAAATGCTTAATAGCATAATGGTATATTCTAAGTTGTGGATCGTTCTCTAATTTTTCTTGTGTTTTTTCTTTTCCTGTAGCCCAATCTAGTCTTCGTCCGGTTTTCCAGTCGATGACTTCTATGGTATTATCGTCAACGAGGGTGATCAAGTCAATAGTGCCTTTTAAAGCTAAATTTCCATTCAGCTTACCTTCCGACGTATCGAACGAATACTTTGCCCAATTTTTATTGATCTCAAAATCAAAATGCTGTTCTGGACATAGTATATTCCTATTACGAGGATCAAACATGCCATTATTAAACTCTATCGCTTTATATACCCAAGCATTACAGTCTTTATAGTCTTTTGGAGACCATTTATGGTGACTAGAGCTATCAGAATAGTACTTATATACTTGTTCAATAATCGTATTTAAATTATAATTATTAGTATCTAGTTTACCAACAATATCGTCTACGATAGTCTCTTCTTTATTTTGTTGGGCCTGTTTAATAACCGCTAGTATTTCTAATACCTTATGAACTATGGTTCCCTTATCGGCCTTTTGTCCAGATGGTCCTCTCCAGCCAAGGACATATTCAAAAAAATACTGCTGCTCGCACATAGAATGAGTGTTAAAAGAACTACTGCGAAAATAAGTTATGATAATTGTAATATCTCCTCTATAATTTGTTTAATGTGTGTTGACTGTTCATAAAGGGAATATTCTGTATTCTCTACGACATAATCAAAATTTGACCAGTCATAATTTTCTTTATCTAGAATAGATTCGCTAATATGATCAGAATGAAATGGGTCTCTAGTTAATCTAATTACTTTACCACCATTTTCTTTAATAGCCTCAACCTCATTAGGAAACCTACAGTCAGTAACAATAGCAATTGGAATAGCTTCTTTTATAATTTTCTTGAGAGTAGCATCTACCCATACATTAGTATACATCGATCTGAAAATATCGGTACCAACAAATTGCATAACCTCTCTAGCGCTGAGGTTTTTATTGTCCCATACTAGATGTGTTTTTTGATTCTTTTCTTCATCTGAGCCATAACATTGATTATAGTCCAAGCCAAGAATATTTATACAGACATCCCTCTTTAAAGCATCTGCAAAATTATATATCTTAATCGATTTATTTAGGGCAGTAAATGCTTTGGATATTAAAAAATCATTTGAAGAAGTATCATGAGGGTCAAAGATTCCTTCATACGCTTTTTCTCCATACAAATCAGTGATAACAATCTCTCCTGATTCGCTTAAAAAGATTTTTTCTGACATATCTAGTTGAGACATAAAAAATGAATAAACTAGATTTCCAACAGTACTTTTTCCAGATTGCTTACGACCAGAAACACCAATGATCATATTGTATACCTTTCAATAGTAGGAAGAATATCTTTTTTAATGGATTCTGTATTCATTTCAGCAACATCTGGGTAGTCGATTGTTAAATTGATAACATTGTATGTCTTATTACATTTGGCTTTGATTTGTTCTGATGCTTTCTTCCCAGCCTCATCGCTATCCATAATGGCTATTATAGTCATTGCCCCAGAGATATCCAGCAACATCTTTTGTTTATCTTTCAGTGAAGAACCAAACAAAGCTACTGAATTATGGATCCCTGACTCCTCTAGTCTCCATACATTACCGGGACTTTCTACTAAAATTACAACGGATGTTTTTTTAATAAAGTCTTTAGCATACCAGTAATTGTATAGGCATTCCTCTGCCCTAAAACCATCACTATGTTTCCACTTAGGTACTCCATTATTTATGGATCTACCGCTACAACCAATCATAAACTTATGATCGTAGTCATAAATCGGAACAACTGCCCTATTACTCATCTCTTTGCCTTCAGCCATGCAGTCTCCAACGTCATACTTAATAAGAATTTCTGATGAGAAATTTCTATTTAAAAAATAAGGAGATGGAATATTTAATGCTTTAGTAATTATTGATCTGGTAATTGTTCTTACTGGTTTAACGTCAGAAACAGATAGTACTTTAACTGTGCTAACAAAAGTATCTTTCTCTTTCTGTTTTTTGGAAACCTTAATACTATCTAAGTTATGTTCTGTAAACTTAACAATAAAGTCAACTGATTCAGCAAATGTCGCCATTTTGTCTCCCGGCTGTTTCCAGTCGTACTTATTGTGAGACAAACATCCTCTTACAAATCCTATTAATGATGACTTGAAGGTAGATTCACATTGCTGTGTTCTGCACTTCCAATTGCCTCTGTAACTGTCTCCCTGATGATATAAATTGAATGCAGATTCATTATCTCCACCATGTATTGGACATGTTAATGTAACCATTCTATCCATCAGCCGATAGTCAGTAATATTTAAAGCATTTAACAAATCTTCTATTCTATCGCAAGCGATATTGGATATTGCATTTAATTGAAACTGATCATATGAATGAGATTTCTTTGTCATTATTTTCATTAACTATGAATCCATCTTTAGTGCTTTTAGTATTATGAGCCAATTCTAATTTCGTCTTACCTTCAGTGATTTTTGCACACCAACCCTTCATATGACAATTAATATAATCGTTGTCATCTAGTCCTCCTCCATGACGACTAATAATAGGTATCAACTTACGATTTCCTCCATCTGGACCATCCTCTGCCACTTCCTCATCGGATTTTTTCTTGAAGATAGTGAAGTTACTACATAACCAAATAATTCTATCAGAACCGCTTGCTGTATCTGTTCCCTCTTTAGAAATTCCGTCTCTATTTAACTGAACAAATCCCACAATAGGAACTCGATATTTTATAGCAAAGTTATGTAATGCTGTCATCATAAAACCCAGAACCTGATATTCTTTCAGATCCTGAGACATTCCAGAAGAATCCATTAGCTTAAGGTAATCATAAAAAATAACACAGTCTTTAGCTGTTCCATCATCATTTAGGCCAACTTCTTTTACAAGCCATCTTCTCATGACCGCAAGCTGTTCCTCAAATGGTTTTCCAGCGATGCTCTTGTGGTAAAGAGGGCTTTGTTTAAGTTGTTCGGATGCTTCCTGTATCTTTTTTAATAGGTTGGGGGATTCAGCAAACTTGCCAGTTTCTATCTTTGATAATTCTATTTCTGTTATCATGGCCAAAAGCCTATGAATATGGTCTTCTTTGGTCATTTCGGTATCCATATTCAATACTGGAATTTTCAGTTTATTAGCAATATGATAACCCATATTATCGACCATTAAGCTTTTACCTATTTTTGGTCTGGCAGCAATCATATTGATGGTGCCTTTTCTTAAGCCTCCACCGATAGCTTGATCATATACCGGAAAGCCTGTAGAAATACCTACCTGATCAATCTTATTGTCTTGTAAAAATTGAACATATTCTGTTAATCCTTCTCCCATTACCGTTGGTGCTGATTCGGAGTCGGTGGATAGTGAGGCAGAGAAGTCGAATATCGCATCTTCTGCCACACCAAGAATAGATGAAACATTTTCTGTTCCAGTTACATCCAATAGCTTATCTTTGATAACGTCTAATTGCTTATGTAGCTGTCTGGTTATTTCCAGTTTACGTATTTTAGCTGCAAATTTTCTAGTATTTTCTAGATTAACAGGAAAATCAAAAATAGCTTTTAAATGTTGCGCCTCAGATTTTTGGTTTAAAACATGAGAAAGATCAAGCTCTTGTGCCGAAGCGTATACTAGAGCTATGTCTATGGTTGGTTTTGGATATTTTTCACAAATATTTTTGAGACAACGATACAACATCTGATTACTATCTACAGTAAATGTTGTCTCTGTTACAATATCAGAAATATCTAAGAACGCATCTTCTCCATATTTTAGTATGGAAGAAAGAACCGCTCTTTCAGATGAAGGATCACAAAGAATCATATAATCAGCCTGCCTCTGTTGAACAATTATTACACTTATAACGAGAAGGTGCTTCAAACAATAACGATGGACTAATAGTCTCAGTTTTTCCACAAACTCTACAAGTAACATTTATCATCTCAAAATCTCTAGTCCTTGCTACCGGAGGAGATTTACTCAAAGCCTTATCTACTGCAATATCTTCTTTATGCATAGAGAATTCGGACATTTGTTCAAATTTATTTTTGATGTCTGATGGCTCTTTGGACCTTTTCCTACTTTTTGTTTTGATAACCGAATTAGTCTTAAATTCAGACTCATCATTATTCTTGTCTGTCTTAATGTCTTCTTTAGGAAGAAGAGCCTGTAGTACAGAAATAAGGTTCTGAATTTGTTCGGGATTTTTCATTAGTTCATTAAGATCCATGTTTCACCTTTGTTTTTTGTACTGATAAGATAATATCAGATAGATGTTTGATGTTATTAGCAAGATATTGCAACCTATCACTACGCTGTTTGGCATACTTTTTGATTTTATTTAAAGATGAAGCTTTATCATTATGCTTAATGGCTTGTAATGACTTCTCTATATATCCATATCCTTTGTAGTTATTTATTTCGTCAGCAATAGTTTCTTTAATGGTCTCATCTGCCCAATTATATCTAGCCAATTCCCTATTGATGGTTCTTTGTGTGTGAAAAGCAAACTGGCTAAGTCTATAGGATATTTGCGCACAATCTTCTGGAGTTAATTTTTCAATCTGATCTCTAGACATGGTAAAGTAGTTATTTATTTCATCCGCAGGAAAACTATCGCTAGAATAACCGGACATTCCGATAGAAGACTCATATTGGTCAAGAATCTTATCCCATTCTTCGACTTGTTCTTTAGTATTCATTTTATTATCTGCTCCCACTCAGAATCGCTTTTATCAAAAGGTAGCTCTATATACTGTATACTATTTAATTCGCACCAAGACACTTTATCTCTATCTCTTTTTTTGTGCTTAATAAATCCAAGCATATTAGTATGATAATGAGGAATAAATTTATAGTGCTGCTCACCATGAATCTCAATACATTGCTTGATAAGTGGAATATAAAAATCTAAAAACAATGTCTCTGATTTTCTCAGAGGAATTGGTACTTCTTCCAAAATTTGAAGTGTAGGATATCTTATAGTCAATAGCTTTCTTGCCCTGATATGGAGAGATGACTTGTTCTCAATCTTACCATGAGCCATGTTTCCTGTCAAGTGCCAATTGTGCGAATTATTATCTAGATCTCTAACTAACATTTAATTCCCATTGTTGTTTTAACATCAATACATAGCTTATCAAATGACGCTGGATTATCTATAAGAAACTGTCTAATTTTCTCTGTTCCCTGCATTTTTTGTTTTTGTTCTCCAAGAAAATCCAGAGTATACCATGCTCCGCCCTTATTAATCAAGCCGATATCGCAAGCCAAAGTGATTATTTCCATATGCTTATCAATACCCTGACCATATCTAATATAGCTAGTGATAACGCCTCCCGGAGGACCAAGTGCCGAACATAAGACTTGCCATTCTACTTCTTGTCCTATTTGAGTACCATCGGAACTTAGAACCCAAGGCTTGAAACTTTTTGCTTTTATTTTGATGTCTGTCTGATAAGCAATAGCCTGCCCAGATTTCTCCTTAAATTCTGCACCATATCCTGTGGGATTACCCATTAAGTGAGTGATACCTATAACAATATTTTTATTTACAGGAATTACATTTGCTACTTTACGACAAAACTTAGCTAGTAATTTAGCCCCATCAGCTCTTTGCATTTTATCCATATCGGACGTTATTTCTGCTTCTGTACATAAAGCAGAATAGGAATCTATAATTAGAACACATCCTGGTTCTTCATTAATTATTCTTTCTGCTATTTGTAGATATTCCTCAGCATGTAATATTTTACCTTGTTGGGATCCTATAACATCAAAGTTATTTAAATCTAGTCCGGGTATTCCTTCTAGGTCTCTCTTTTTTAATCGGCCCTCAATATTTAGATAATATACTTGTCTAGGCTTCTTGAGGTCTCCCTTATATTCTGGCTTTTGTGCCGTGGCTGAGAATGTTAGTGCCGATGTGGTTTTTCCGCACTTTGGTTGTCCAGTAAAAACAACGAAACTTCCTTCTGGGATACCTCCGTTTAAAATCATATCAATAGCTGGACTGACAGGGATAATAACTGATTTTCTATCCACAATAGAATTTGCGGACAGAATAATTTCATCTCCAAAGTTTTTCTTTACGTCTTCTTTAAGACTACTCATTATCTAATTCCTTTAATTTGGATATAATATTACGTTTGCTTGTTGGTTGTCTAAATGAAGTTTTGCTATTCCTATCAATCTCAAGAGTAAAGTCCTTGTTCTCAGCCTCTATGAGATCTCTATACTTTTCTATGATAGGGATAAGGAATGGAGCACGCAAAGAATAAATATTTTTACCTTTATCGTCCTGTAAAGCCTTAATTATTGGCTTTGCCCCATATTGCTTAACTAATTTATTAGCAGAAGCTATCTGATTTCTATAGAAAGTAGCCCACGTTGAGTGTGTCCAAAATCTATAGTGTAAATCTAATTTATCTCTTCTTGCTTTATTTTCACACACTATCTCAGTGATAAACTGTGCTGCTGACACGGTTTTACCATTTGAGTATTTAGATAGATATTTATGATCCATTACTTTTTGGGTCTATAGATAGACTTACTTAGGTCTCTTCCTTTAATTGCTTGTGATTTTTTAGTGACATCATTCATTTCAGATGCTTCTCTAGTCATGATTGATACAGAATTTAGGCCCTTGGAGGCCGTGTGTCTTATCATAAGGTCTGGTGATGTAATCTGCTTCGGTGGATTTTCAGCAATTATTTTATCCAAAATAGACTGAACACTAGCTTCTGGTAGTCCAGTCTCCTTGGCTATAGATACTGCGGTGTGTTGCTGACTAAATAACCAATTAATAGCGTATTCTTTAACCTTTGATATTTTTGCCATTATCCTAGCTCTCTTTCTGCGTTGTGTAAATAAGACATATTCTTGGTATTCAAAAAACTAATATACAAATAAAATGCTTTAGCATTAACGTCCTTAAATTTAGAATCACTCTTACATACCTTATCTAGGAATGTATTCGGTTTTTCTTGTCCATATATAGATATAGGATTATAAAGCTTACCTGTATTACTCATCTTAATAAGATATCTTATAGACCCATCTTCTCTAATAATTTTTTTAGCCAATGCGCTAGTTATATTTTTTTCAAATATCCTAGTATTTTTATTACTATCTATAAAATCTCCAGTACCAACAAGAGAATAATATTCATTTTCTATTGAAGACTTAGTTTTTGGATTTAGGATAAAATCATTTTCATTTACTTCAATTATTCTTTGCTGCTTTTCCATATGATTCACTCATACAACTTTCTATATAATCAAAAAATGCCTTCATAAACATATGATAGTCCTTATTGGATGGTACTGGAATTCTATAGTTTTGTTTACAAATTTCCTTAGTCTTAACGTGTTCTCCAGCTTCGTCTTCTTCCATTACACTGGCCATAACGTCAATAACTATTTCGTGTCTACAAGCTATTAGTTTTTTATCTTCTAGAAATAACTCATCATGTAATGAGGAATGATTCATTCCGTCATACATTCTTAATACTAGTTTTTCTATTTCATCTGCTTTTTTTTCGTTTTCTTCCTTTTCCATTGTCTGTCCATTTTGTTTTTGTTTGTGGTTTTTCAATTCTACTCATACCAGCCGGTAACGCTTTTGTTTTATCAAAGCCCTCTTTATACGAATTATGCTTTACATATAAATGATGTTTTTGATCCTCGCTAAATTTTTCATTATTCCTTTTAGCTAAATGATCTAATGTTTTTACTTCAGAATCTGCTAATCTTATAGAGGTATTAATAGATTTAAGATCATCCTCATAAGACCTACTGGATACTTCTCCGCATTTTTCACAAATCTGATTATCTTTATAGTTTTGTATAGTAAAGAATAGCTCAAATTTATAATTGCATTTATTACAGTAAAAAGTATACGTCGGCATTACTTGATTTCCCTCTGAGCATGATTAAGCCACTGTATATTTTCTGTTGCTAAAAAATTAAGATATTTAATGAAAATGGCTTCTGAAACCTCAGTAAATCTGAGATTTGATTTACATGTTTGATTAACGAATGATTTTTTAATATTTGGTTCTATAGTATGGAGTTTAATAGGATTATGTATTTTTTTATTAGGATCAGTCATAATATAGTAGCTATATCTATTATTGTGACTATCATTAAAATGTTTAGATTTTTTATCCTTCATACATTTAGCGTATATATGCTCACTATTCTCTTCATTTGATCTGGGATAGCCAGAGTCATCAATAAAGTCTTGAAGTCCTATCTTGGTATAAAACTTAGAACCTAAATCATTATTATGATTAATGACAAAAGAATCTTTATCTATTCTCATAAACTATATGACCTCGGCAAATATACTTTCCATTCCTCTGGGATCTCTTCCTTTATTGTAAGCAGGCGATGGCTCATCGGCAAGAATTTTAAATTTTTTGTTGGTATTATTGGCCAATTCTTAAGGGACATATTTGCTTGTTTCGGTGTTCTATTTGCCTTTTTCCTGTTGCAGTATACGCAGGCCGTGACTATATTTGTCCAACAAGTTGGGGATCCTTGATTATAATCCCATTGTGATTTAGGTACCACATGATCGTATGTGAGGATAGATATATCCTTTTTAAGATTACAGTACTGACATATGTAATCATCTCTTAGAAAGAGATTTTTACGAGAAAAATTTACCTGTTGATTATGTAGACGAAAATATTTAGCGGTTTTTACTACTGCTGGTATAGGATATTTCTTATTGTGAGTTCCCATAATATAATCGTCTTTATAGAAGTCTATAACTTCTACACCCATAGAGGCATCATCTTCGTGTCTGATAGACCATACCAAAGCACGTTTCCAACTAATGATGCCCATAGGACTATAATCAGCATTTAGTACTAAAGATTTTTTATGATTTTCTTTCATCTTTTTCGTAATTATCTAGTCTTCCAATGATTCTGCCTATGATTGGATTTCTAACAATATCAACATTTTCTAATTTTGATACTCCAATTCCATCCATACCATCCAAGGCATGAATCATATTATGAAAACCTCCTTGCATATGTCTATGTAAATCAGATTGACTAACATCACCAGTTAATATCATCTTGCTATTCATTCCAATTCTAGTCAGTAACATCTTTAGTTGATCGTAAGATGCATTTTGACACTCATCTGCAACAATAAAGGCATTATGAAAATTACGGCCTCTCATCAAACCAAGTGGAACTATTTCAATTTTATTATTTGTTTTTAAGTTAATGAATTGTGCATTCGATATGAAATAATTAACCTCATCAAGTAAAGGCAATAAATATGGATGTAATTTTTCTTCTGCTGTTCCTGGCAAATAACCTATTTTCTCCCCAGATTCTACTACTGGTCTGGTAATAATAATCTTTTTGACTTTCTCATCAAGAAGATACTCTAGAGCCATACCTATTGCAATATGGGTTTTCCCACTACCTGCGACACCTTGACAGAATGTGATCGTATTTTCTGCTGAAGTACGAATATATTCTTTTTGGTTGTCAGTCCTTGGTTTTAACCTATTTCGATAAACTGCTCCGTGTGTATTAATATCATTAGTCGCGTCGATAACCTTGGTTCTTTTCTTAGAGCTATTTCTTTTTCTCAAATTATGCCCTTTTAACTACAGAGGATAGGTTCCAACTATGTACTATAATACACCTTTACATGTAGTTGTGTTATTTTATATTACTAGATCTAAACTATTATTTATGACCAATTAAATTATCAGTTATAGTAGACAGGCTCCTCCGGCACAGCTAATCTCTTCGATTCCTGCTGTATTATCTTCAGTTTCTAATAGCTGAGTATAGTCTACCTTGCTGAAGCTATTATTTAAATCACAATAAATTTTCCAGTT